TAAAACACGCTGCAAAGGTACACAAGGCACCCATTTTTAACATTTCCCAACTATGTTTTAACACTTGCTAACACACTTTGGCACGCTTTTTGTTGTGCCACAAAAACCGAATCTTTTAACACACTTTAACTCTGTTAAACTTTCATAAAAATGATGTTTCACGTGGAACTGTGTCAAAGTGGATGTTTCACGTGGAACAAATTGCTTAGATGTTAAAAAGATTTAAATTAAAATTTTTGCACTATTTAACAGAAATAATTTGGTGGGTTCGTGGAAAATGTGTATCTTTGCAACGTGATTTAGAAATTTAGTTTAACCCTGTAAAATACGATAATATGGCAACGTATGAAATTACTTTAGAGTTTGAAACCGTTTTATCTGTTGACGGTACACGTGTTAAAAGTGAAACATCACGTGAAACACAAATTGTTACGGGTGTTTTTGCTGATGTGGCAAAAGTTATGTTTGAACACGAAACAAACTGCATCAAGCACAACAGATTGCCAAATTTGACGAAAGACGTTTACACCGTCTTCGAATCAAAAGATAGTTTAAACTATATAAACGAATATGGATTCTGCGTTACTCAACTTTGCAACAAATTAGGCAATAACGCTAGTTCATTCTTACAGTTGATTCAAACAAGCAAAAGAATCAAATAAATGTTTAACCGCCTGTAAGGTTCAACCCTTACAGGCACAAATATAAAAAGTTATGTTTAGAGTACAAAAGTTTAAGTTTGAAAATCGTTTTGAATCTTTTGAAACTAAAAGCACAAAGGTAGTTGTTAACGCATTGAAAGACTATCGTTTTTGCGGTGGTAATTTATATATCCATACAAAATTTGTAGGACAATATGCAAAGGTGGATTTTTTAGACGTTAACGGCAAACCTGTTGAAAGCATTTAAGTTTAACCGCCCTACGGGCATAAATAATTGATATATGGAACATTCATATTTTAAGATTACATTGACACAAACCGACAAAGAAACGGTTTTTATGGTTCGTTCTGACAAAGTAAGCGAGTTCTTTAATAACAAGATTGACTACTTACAGGAAGACTGTAAGATAACGGTCAAAGGTCGTTTTCCAACGCACAAAGATTCTCGAAAGTGGTTTATTGTTTCACCTAAATAATATATGTATGAAAAAGATTAAGTATTTTAGTTTAAAGGAGTTTATCACCTCACCAACCGCAAAACGTTTGGGCATTGACAATTTGCCAACGTTTGAAATTGTTGACAACTTGAATCGTTTGGCTGATTATTTAGACGGCATCCGTGAAAAGTTAGGCAAACCTATCTTGATTAATAGCGGTTATCGTTCACCGATGCTTAATAAAGCGGTGGGCGGTGTCGCTAACAGTCAACACCTTAAAGGTTTGGCGGCTGATATTGTTTGCGCTGATATGAAATCTTTGGAAAAGGTTCTTAGAGAAACAGGTGGTTTTGACCAATTTATTAAGGAACACCGAAAGGGTTCTAATAGTTTTTGGTTTCACGTTTCAGTTTGTTCACGTAACGGCAAACCACGTAATCAAGTAATAATGAATCTAGAAAAGAAATAGTTATGCACGAACATTTTAAACTTCTGAAAGATTCTATTTCAGTAACAAAGAAAAGCATTGAAAGTGTTGCAAACGATTCTGCTAGCGAAACAGGTTTACTTTTAACTTCCTGTGCTGACACCTTACAGGCGAATTTGATTTTCATTGATGCTTTAGAAGTTAAAGCACAAACCTATTTAGCAGAACGAAACGCCCTGTTAACATTCATAAATAATAAAGGGCTATTAGAAGAATTTTACGGTAAGAAATAAAGAAACAGGCGGTAACAACTTTACCGCCTGTTTTCTTTTATAAATAAACACCTGTTTCAAGTTGTGATATTATTTCGTCATATTCACCAACCAACAGATTTGCAGCATCCAAATTCACGTTTTCAAACTGTGCGAAACCTGTAACCGCATTTATAGTTACATTTTCTTGCGTGTTGTTTACAGGAACATCCACGGTTAAATTCTCAGTAATCAATACATAAGGTTCTAAACCGTACAAAATTTGTTCGTTCCATTGTTCACCGCCAACAACGTTTAAATCCGTTCCCAAACGGTAAAGAACATCACGTGACAAAGAAAAACTTTCAATTTGGAACGTTACACCGTCACACGTCAACAACGCCACGGCATCCCCTGTAATCACGTTTACTTTGATAGATAAATTAACCGTCTTACCGATATATTTACTATCTATAGAAACGACACCCCGACACGGAATAAACATTTGTACCTGTGCGTTAAAGTCTTCGTTGTTACCGTTTGCGCCTGTAAGTTCAACGTTACCGAAATCCAATAACATAACATCACTATCGGGATATTTAACCTTTATCCCTGTGTTGTAGTTACCGCATTTAAGAACATCATCACCGCCAACGGGCACATGTGCAAAGATTCTTTTAATACGGTTTACATAAGCACCCAAATTCACTTCTGAATAACTTGTACCCGTTTCTGTTTCCGATGTTTGAACAAAGAATCTTTTCTTTGCAAATTCATCCAAATTATCCAACGTAACGATATAAACGTTTATCGCACCGTAATTTTTAATCGTTGGTGGTGTAACTACATTCGCATTCGCAACGATATTCAAATCCACGGCATTCGGTGTCAATTCAAACGTTACACTACCCGTCTGTTTGTCTTCTGATATTGTACCGTTTACGACAACAGGGTTTCCATCATCATCTTTGAAATTTGATTTAATCTCGGTCAATTCCGCATTCGCATTCGCTTTGAAATTAAACGTGTAACTTTGACCCGTTTTGACCTTTACAGGTTTATCACCAACGATTTCGCAATTAGTCAAACCGTATTGAACTTCGATATATTTACCTAACAGATATTCGCCATTGATAACAACAGATTCCGTTGCTATAGGTACAATAGCCGTTGCGGTTTGGTTCGTTACAGTCATATTGTACGTTTCGCCACCGTATGTTATTGTTGGCTTACCGTTAAACATTCCCTTTGCGTTTCCTGTAACCGTTACGGTGTAATTTGTTTCACTTGCCACCGATTTTGCGGTAGTGTTCGAAATATTGTTGGTTATTTGCAGTTCACGCACACCCGATATAAAACTACCTGTTATAGTAATTTCTTCGTTTTTGCCACAATAAACTGTAAGTGTTGCAACGTTACCCGATACGTTAAACGGTTCGTTTTTAATATAGTTTCCATCCCAATCTTGATAGGTTGCAACTAAATTGCTAAATGTGCCGTCACCGTTACCCGTTACGGTTATATCGAAGTGGTGGGCATCCGTTCCCTGTTTGTCGGTTATTGTAACGTCACCCGTGAAACCTGTTGTGTCGTAACGTAACAAATTCGTTGGCGTTGGTGGCGTTGGCGGTTCGGGTTCTCCACCGCTTACAAACTCACCTGTTATCGCAATCTCATCACCCTTATTACAATAAACCGTAATCGTTCCAACGTTACCCGATACGTTAAACGGTTCGTTTTTAATATAGTTTCCATCCCAATCTTGATAGGTTGCAACTAAATTGCTAAATGTGCCGTCACCGTTACCCGTTACGGTTATATCGAAGTGGTGGGCATCCGTTCCCTGTTTGTCGGTTATTGTAACGTCACCCGTTAACCCCGATGTGTCGTAACGTAACAAGTTCGTTGGCGTTGGCGTTCCCAAACTTGCATTAATATAACAGGTCATTTCGCCCGTGTTAGCTGATGAAACGGTTACACGTCTGCAAATATATTTACCGTCTGACGTGATTCCGTCAATTTCGCCATTTATTACTTTTTGGTCGTTGCTAGAACTTACCTTAGTAACATTAAACGGGGTTTTTCTAGTTGACCCACTAAACTTACGTGAAATATAAAAATTTTCACCGTCATTCTCTTTAAACTCGCATCCGTCAACCGCTTTTGCTGCAAAAATCGCCCACGTGTCGTTATTGTTGACGTATTCTTTACTCGAATTATTATAGGTGCAATTAACTAAATCTAATTTTATCGGAAATACTGCCATACCTTAAACGTTACCTTTAATAGTTACCATAACAATACTACCTGTTTCGTTCAACAAACCCTTATTCGGAAAATCTAGTTTTCTGATATTAGGTCGAACGTCAACAACGTTTGAACGGTTTGAAAGATATTTGTTTCCGTTCTCGCTTTTAGTCAACGTTGCAGTACTGTTTAAGATAATATCCTTATAAGTAAATAGAACGTCAACACGCAAACGAACTGTGCAAATATCACCGTCTTGTTGTTTCTCAGAAACGAAATAATAACGGTTTAAACTTTCGATGTAAACATAGTTAAACGTTACAGGGGTTCGTGTTCTGAAACGGACAACAGGCGTTAAAACATTGAACGTTGCATTCAACACGCCCGAATATTCTTCGTTTGCCTGTAAAGTTTTATTTACTTCGTTCGGTTTACCGTTATAAATGAAAGTTTTAATTTTAACCATACCTTAAAAGCTAAAAGGGGCATCCCCTGTGCTTTCACATACAGGAAACACCCCAACAGTTAAACAACTAAAATTAGGCAACAAAGAACACAACAAAGTTTTCGTTTGTGTCATTGAAATAACCTGCATCAAACTTGAAATAGTTGTTGAAAAACTCTGCTTTTGCGTTGTAGTTAGTGGTTACTCGCTTATCCAAATTTGTAACACCCAACGCATCACGGTCGAACATCACGCCCAACACACCGCTAACAGAAATTGTTGCACCGCTAGCAGATTTTACGTCAATCTTTGAAACGTGTTCAAAGGCGTAATCTTTGCCCGATGCTTGCCAACTTGCAACGGTCTCAGCCTGTGGCAAAAGAACGTTCTCGCTGTGGAACGTGTCGGCATACAGGTATGCTTTGGCTGCTGCTGCGAAATCGGACAACAGAACGGTGTGCAACACGTCTTTCGGTGTGAATCGTTCCTTACCGCCAACGTTAAACAGGGTTGAAATTGTCTGCAAACGGTCTGCGTACAAACCCATTTGATATGCTGCAAATCTGATGAAATCGGGTGTGGTTACTGCAACGTTTGCGGTCAAATGTGCGCCCGTCTTATCGTTGTAAAGTTTCAACAGGTTCACGCAACGAACTGTGCTAGCACTTGCATAGTTAACCTTTTCGTTTGTTGTCTGTACCCAACCGAACGCCTTTTTGTCGGCATCCAAAGTTTCGGCAATCATATTGTTAATTGTACGCATAACAAGCGCATCCGTCTTGATAGTCATTGACTTTTCAACTGCTGAATAAATCATTGACAAAAATCCGTTCAACTGTTCTGCGCTGCTGAAAGATTCCTTTACTTGTCTTTCAGTAATTGATACAGGAACTTCGAAAGTTACCTTAGAGTTAAAGAACTTAGCGGAAACGGTCGGTTTGTGGAAAACATCCTGTTTGTACTCTGTACCGTCTTTCAAGTTCCACGTGTCGTTTTCCTCAGCCTGTGGCACGTCTGCGCTGATTTTCTCCAATACGCTGCCGAACTCCCACGCATCCATAAGAACTGACGGAACTTTACCCGAATAAGGGCGGTTCACGAAAACAACCTTACCGATGTGGTTAACCAACGATTTTACGTAATTGTCAACGGCATTCTGATTAAAGATTTCGTTACCCAAATCAACCAAACCTGTAAGGTCTTCGTTGACAATATCGGTTTTACCCAAAACCTCACCCGAAACGGTGTTAACTAAACTATAAATCTGTTTTACTTCCATTTTATATAAAATTAAAGAATTAATAAATATCTATCGTTAAATCCTTTGCAAGTTCTGTTATCACTTGCGTCTTGAAATTAGTTTTGCGCAAACTCATTTCTTTTTGAATAATCTCACTAGTTGTAACACTAGCCGGCACACCGTTTTCAACAGTTGTTTTCGTGCCTGTTTCTTGTCTGTTCCCTGTGGAATCTCTCTGTTGTTTCGTGTCATTTCCGAAATCTCCATTATTAAACGTTACACTTGAATCTACTGTGCTATTATTGCCTGTTTCGTCAACGGTGTTGCTTGTTGTTTCCGTTTTCTTTGACGTTACAGGGTTCAACACGTCATATTCCTTATTGAACACTTGAATCTGTTTTTGCCATTCGTCAAACTTTACTGTAATAATACTTTTTACAATATCGTTTGCAGTTTCGTTTGTAACGGCATCACACAAAGTTCTGTTTCCATATTTGAAACGAAAATCAATATCAATTAGTTTCGGGTCATCATTCCCAAATATTGATTCATACAAAACAGGAAACAACGGTTTAAAGATTTTTTCAAATAAACCGTTTTCAGTTGTGAATAGTTCATTGATTTTCATCTTTATTTTCTTTTGTTTCTTCTGTTTCTTCTGTTTCTTCTGTTTCCGTTTCTGTTTCTTCTGTTTCTTCTGTTTCTTCTGTTTCTGTTCCCGTTTCTTCTGTTTCTTGCGTTTCTTCTGTTTCGTTTTCCGTTACAGGGTCAACGTCTTCTGTGTCGGTGTGTTCGTGCCCGTCTTCTGTTGCTTTGAGCAACGACAAATAATTTTCGTGCTCGATTTTCCAACTTGACCCCAAAGTTACGGTAATATCCGTACCGAACATTTCGTTAACACGTTTCACACCCTCAACACGTTCTGTTAACATTGAATCCACGAACGGCATTAAAGCATCAATATTCATTGAAACTTCCTGTGTGTTCAACCGTTCACGTTTCATATTATAGTTAGCATTCAAACCCAAATCGTTAAACATTGATGCTTTGTAGTACTGCAACAGTTCAATTAATTGCCCGATTTGTTGGTTTCCCTGTGTCGGTGGGGTCTGTAAGTTTACACCTTTGAAAAAGGCATTTTCACCGATAACAGAAAAATCACCGTTCAAAATTTTCTGTAAGAACGATTCCGCACTCTGTTTGGTTTTATCGTCACTAGCCGAAATTAACATAGTGATACGGGTCAATATGCTAGCCAAATTCAAAGTTATTGTGGCATCCGTGTAAAGTACACCATATTTGCCGATTATAGGCATAAGCGAATCCGCAAACGGTGTGTTATTGATAACTACAATATCCTCATCAATTTTGAACGTCTTGTTCAAATTTAACCACGGGTTCGCCACCACGTAATCTTTGCCGTGATAATAGGCATCACACTCTCCACCCCTTGTGCCCTGTAAAGCATACAATTCCCCGTTCACTTCTGCGATTCCAACGTTACCCGTTGTTTGCAGAATCCTTTCAAGTTCAACAGGTGGAATTGTTTCGGGTGTGCCCGTGTATTCAAACATTTTCGAAGTCATACAAAGAACACGCTGCATAAATGTGAATAATGCAGAATCTTTGTTTTTAACTTCTGTTTGATACCTGTTATATAAGTTTTCTTTTTCCATTTACTTAATAAGCGTTTTAATTAATGTGCAAAGTTCGGTTAACACTTTCGTGTTGCTTTGCACGGTTTCATTTAACTTGTCAGTTTCGTTTTGGTGGCGTTCGTTCTGTTTTTCCATATAATAGAAAAGTGCAACACACACCGCAACAGGAAAACCAACGTTGCTAATAAGTGAAATTATTCCGTTTGCATCCATATAGTAATTTTAACTTTGTTATTTAACGGTGCAAAGATAATAATATTATTTGGTTTCACCAAATAAAACAGGGGAAAAATGTTTCACGTGAAACAATTTTAACCCCTGTTAACAGATATTAAGTAATAATGTTACTTCGAGCACTCGCCATTAAATAGTTACGAACGATTTCGCCAATTTCGTTACTTTGATAGAACACCTTATCCGTTGCGAAATATTTGGTTATCTGTGATTCTAGATACGTTGCAGTACTCAACAACTTTCGTTTGTAGTTCGGTTTGCCGTTCATCTGCAACGAATAAATCAAACTGTTGTCGGTGTCCTTAATCGGTGTTGTTTTGTTGTGAATATAAATGAAATTATTCACACCGTTTTCTTTGTCCTCAACCTGTATCACGTTACCCTGTAACGTCATTTCGTTAAACTGAATATAGAAGACAAACAACACGTCACTCGGTTTATATTTTACAGGCAAGTGTGGATAGACTGCTAGTTCCCATTTACCGCCCGTAATCATTTGGAGATTTTGGTTGTCGAAACAGAAATACTTGTTACTAGCTTTTTGTTTGACAACAGTACTACAATATTCAACCGCCACCGTTGCACCGTGTTCGCCAAACTTATAAATATCTATTGTGCCCTGTTCCATTATTCGTACCTGTTTCAATCCCATTTCGGTAAAATACGGGCAGAACTGATTCACGGTGTTACCTAACATAAAGACTTTAACGTCATTTCTTTGACGAATAATTGTACTCAACAGGTTCATATATAGCATAAACTCATCGGGCAAATAATAACGTCTTGTAAGGAACTCATCGAAAACAATAGTAGTTATATTCGGGTAACTGCTAGATTTTTCGTGTTCCTGTTCTGAAAGACAAAAACCATAACAGAACGGTGTGTTTTCGGGCACACGCTTTTTCGTTTCTGCATCATAGAACGAAAGAAACCATTTACCCGAAACGTAAAACACTTCGTTAAACTTACCGTCTGTTAATTCCTGTATCACGCCATTTGCCACGTGATTTGCAAACAAACTTTCGGCACGTTTACCCCTTAAATCTTCTCGCCAACGTCTTATGTACGCCATTTGTTTACCTGTGCGCAAATATTCTTTGATTCCATACAACAACGTTGCATACGTCTTACCGTTGGAACGTTCACCAAAAATCACGTTATAATCGGCATTTTTTGATAAAATACGATTCAACGTGTAAAATTTAGGTGTTTCTACTTTTTCTTTTTTCTGTTTCATATTATTCCTTTTTTAATCTTATTCCCATTAAATAATTTATATAAAGAACTGAAAGACTTAAAGTGTACCCCGTTGGTTCTAAGTGTACCCCTGTGGTCGTATCGTAACTTGAAACGTTTCCCATATAGTCTTTTATAGTTCCACTTTGTTCGTAATCTATATATGTATGAATATTCTTACCTGTTGCACTCGGTGGGATGTCTAGATAGTTAGTAAAGGCATCGAACACTCCATTTTCACCATACGTTTCAACCATATATGGGATAGCAGATTTTTTGTTCACACCCGAAACGGTCATTGAATAATTATAATTTTTGCCGTTTACAGTAAGGGCGTTTTCTTCCTCAACCATATATCTTTTAGCACCCAAAGTTTTAAAACGGGTATATCTGCCCTCATAGTCCCAAACCCCCAAAGGTTTTGCGATTCCCTTTATCGTTACGGGTTCAACTTTTTCAAAGGGGATTTTATGATGCTTACAGGCGGCACGCAATTTCTGTTGCGCCAAATCGTTGTATGCTTTGAAATAATCTTTGTGGGCATCCCCGTTCATTATTTTAACTGAATCGGTGTCGCTATATATGTAATCATCACCACATTCAGAAATCCCCGTAAATAGGTTACGTCTTGCATAAGCGGTTACATAAATACCCCACGGGTAAAACAGAAATCGGTTTTTGCTATCGTTGTATTTATTAAGCATTTCTAATTGCTTTTCGCCTGTAAGGTGTTCAATATCCCACGTTTCACCGTCACACAATATTTCATCACGCAACGGGTTTGTAACACACATACCGTAACAACTATTAAGCATTTCTTTACTGTTCAAATATTCCACTTCCTTACCTTTGACACCTTTCAATTTCGTTTTCATTTCATACAGGTGCAAAATAGATTCCACAAATTCGGTCGGCAAATATTCTTTGCGGTAACAAATCATTCTACCGATTCTTATTTGTTCCCACGTGTAAAATTGTGAAAACACTTTGTAATCTATTTCGGTAATTGTCATACAGATTTTCTTTGCACAAACCAATCTGCCGTTATTCTCGGAAACGTTTTCTTTGACGAAACATTTACTTACCGATATGGGGTTTTCGTTTTCTGATTTCGCAAAAATGTTTGTGATTTCTACTTCGAACACGCAACAAAATTTGCTAGTCATAAACTCAAATTGTTTCATTGACTTTACAGGAACGAAAACACCTGTGCTCATCGGGAATTTTTCCGATACCATAACATACGGGTAACTGCTAGTAAAATCGTAACTATCTACGTTTTCAATTACTTCGTCAGTATATTTTGCGTTGGCGTGTGTAAAACCACCCGAAAACGCCCGTTGCAGCATAGAAAACTCTTCCAAACCTGTTATATTTAAACTGTGGATTTTATCAATATATTTAAAGTTCGGAATCGTTTTCCCTGTTTCGTCAGTTGTTTTAAAGCATACCGAACGGCAGTACTTGCGTACAAACCCCGTTTTTGTAATCGGCAAACGTGTTATTCCTTTATATTGTTCTATTAATTCCTGTATATAGCACATAACAACTTTTACGTCGTTCAAACAGTAACCTATTTCTTTTTTGGTCAAAGGTGTTCTACTGTGACGCAATAGGGAATAATCCAAATCCCCTACTAACTTTTCACATTTGTACGTATGTAACTGTTCACCCAATTTCGCCAAAGAATATCCCGAAAGTAAGTAACTGCATCGGAACTCTAAACCCGTTTTAGTTATTCCGTAAATCGGTTTTCTAAGGTCTATTGAAAAAACTTTCTCCCAATCTAACAATTCACGGAAAAACTGAAATTCGTATGCTAAGTTATGCACATATATAATAACACGCTTTTGTGGGCAAAGTTCCAATATTGCCACGATTTCGGCTAACATATTCAAAAACTCATCCCACGTTCTACCAATAATGCAAAAACCGTTTATTCCAAATTGCCACACATACATTAAAGAACATTTTTCCATTTTGGTTTGTTTACCGCCTAATTTCATATAACGTTCATAACTGTATGTTTCACCGTCTGCATCCCTGTAAAAAGATGTAGTTTCAATATCGAAAGAAACAGGCACATTAAGGAACTTTTCGCCCTTATTATTGCCTGTAAAATTCTTTTCGTTCACCGCCAAAGATAAAACCTTTGCAATATCTTTTGGCGTGAAAACTTCTGTTTGTAGTTCAAAGGGTATCTTTTTCATTATAAACCAAATTTTTCAAATTCTTGCAATATCTTTTTTAACGGTTCATCGGTGTTATAATTGTCAACGTTGTTCACGTATGCTTCTGAATTTGGGTCGTGTGCTATTTTGTCTATTGCATCATCCAAAGCGTTTTCAATTCTAACCGCATCGTCTTCGATTTGGTCGGAAACGTCACGTGATTCCTGTTCAAGTTCACCTGTGAAATCTTTATATTGCATTAAGTATTGTTCCAAAAATCTTTCATCGGAAACACTTGCAATTTTGCCCATTAATTTATCTTGCATTAACTTAAATTCTTTATCGTTTAAGTCATAAGATTTCTTTAAGTGATTTGAATACTCACGTGTACCTGTGGCGGTGGATGTCGGTTGTTGCAAAAAAGAAACCGCTTTTGAATATTCGATTTTTAAATCGTTCCAATCGTGTTTCATTGAAAATTTTGCAAAACCTTTGATGTCACCTTTGTTCAACGCAACAACTGCGGGCGAAACTAAACCCATTTTTTCCACGTTCTGAATACGTCTGTTAGCCTGTTGAAATACACGTGCGATTTCTTTGCGTAAATAGCCACGTGATTCTATAGCATCCATTATCTGCTTGTCAACGTGTATCTTTGACGTTGACGCAAAAGTCTTTTTTGAGAAACCTATCGGATTCAATTTTGCCATATTATTACAGTTTTAAAATGAAACAAAAAACGGGGCAACAATAAACAAAGTTACTGTTTACCCCGTCACGTTATCCACCCTTTACCCTACGAAAAACTACTTATCTACAAACGTTATACCATAACATTTCTTTGCGTGCGATTCATATTCGTAAATCGTGTAACCGACTTTGTTTGCCTTGATAGCATCCACCGCCTCACTATTTGCAAGAATCTCACGAACGGTGTCACCTGTAAACTGTGGCAAGTTAACCAAACGCTTATTCTCGGCATCAATAATCACAGGCGAATCACCCAACTGTGATTTGTGAACATACATACCATTGATAGGGTGAACAACGTCACCGCCACCCTCATTCTCGCTATTGAAAATGTCGGTCAACTTTACAAACGGAAAATCGGTTGTATCAATACCGAAACTTGTCTTATTGAAAGTACTTGCAAAACTAAAACCTTTAGCCATAACTTAATCTTTTTAAAACGTTAAACTTCTGTTGTTACTTTACTTCGTTCAAACCGTTTGCAGCTGCAAACTCATTCAACCATTTCTTAAAGCGGTTCAACTTGATAACCGCCTTATCGTCTTTAGCGACTTCGTTCGAAGTCATTAAAGCGTTAACACTTGTAATACAGTTGAAAACAGTTTCATTAAAATTTTCGTTCATAACTTACCTAATTTAAATTGTTAAACTTATATTGTTTCTAAAACACGCTGCAAAGATACGGCAAATATATTAAACCACCAAATTATTTTAGTTAAAAAGTATTAAAGAAATAAATTAACTGTTGTTAACACTTATTGTTCCACGTGAAACGTTTTACGACATCCACCTGTTTGTTCCACGTGAAACATCCACTTTGACACAGTTCCACGTGAAACATCATTTTTATGAAAGTTTAACAGAGTTAAAGTGTGTTAAAAGATTCGGTTTTTGTGGCACAACAAAAAGCGTGCCAAAGTGTGTTAGCAAGTGTTAAAACATAGTTGGGAAATGTTAAAAATGGGTGCCTTGTGTACCTTTGCAGCGTGTTTTA